ATCACATGGCTGATTCGCTTGGATACCTTGTTTGGAGAGAGTTCAATCCATTACACATGAACTCTGGACGCTCTACAGGTATTAGGATCTACTAAAAGATGGCTAAACTGTTCACATAGACCGAGGTTTTCATCGTGTATAGCGGATTCAATTACTACAACAGGGAGAAATCAGGAGCAACGGCAGACGTTAATGATCCTTGTAATGCTTGGCTGAATATGGAGCCGCATTGGATTCTGATTGAGAATTTAGGTGGTGGAACTTATGAAATGAGGTCTAAGCATCGGAGATATTTACCTCAAGAACCTCGAGAAATTGATGAATCTTATGACAACAGATTAGCCCGTTCAGTTTGTCCGCCTTATTACCAAAGACTCGAAAGAATGTTGGCAGGAATGTTAACAAGGAAGCCTGTCAGATTGAATGAAGTTAGTGACACAATTAGAGAGCAATTGTTCGATGTCGACCTTCAAGGAAACGATTTGAACGTCTGGACGTATGAGACTGCTCGCAAAATGATCCGTTATGGACACGTTGGAGTTTTAGTAGATGCACCTGCTGAAGCAAATGGTCGTCCTTATTGGGTTTCATATACTCCTAGAGAAATTCTTGGCTGGCGAACAGAATTAATAGATGGGATGCAGAAATTCACTCAGTTAAGACTTTTAGAAAAGGTAATCGAACCAGATGGAAATTATGGTGAAGTTCAAGTTGAGCAAGTTCGAGTTTTAACGCCCGGAGCTTTTGAAATTCACAGAAGAAACGATAATGGAGATTTTGCTATTCACGATGAAGGGACAACAACACTAAATGAGATTCCTTTCTCTATTGCTTATGCCAATCGAGTTAATTTAATGGAATCACGTCCGCCAATGGAGGACATCGCAGAATTAAATCTCAAGGCTTATCAAACTCAATCAGATCTCGATAATCAGTTACATATTTCGGCTGTTCCGATGTTGGCCTTTTATGGTTTCCCTCAAACTGCTGAAGAAGTTAGTGCTGGCCCCGGTGAAGCAATTGCTTTTCCTGCTGATGGTCGAGCCGAGTACATCGAGAGCAAAGGCACTAGCTTTGATTCTCAATTCAAGAGATTAGATCAA